GAGATGCTTGAGATATGTCCCTCTTCGGAACTAACAGAGCCAGTTAGACGCAAGTTCAACTTCTGGTTTAAATCACCAATATCTCTTGAACTCATGACGCTATCTTTCGACAGCCCTAACTGGAAAAAGCAAAGAGAATGTAAGGTTCTAAAATACGGTAACTGTCCGTTCGTTATCGCAAACCTCGACATCGCCCTAGTCTTGCCTTCCTGTACCGCTTGTTTGGTAAAGGTGAAGAACCCAATGTCTTCTGGGCAAGTCCCCCGATCTAATTCTTCTTCTAATAGCCCTAGTAGTGTGCTCGTTTTCCCCGTTCCTGGAGGCCCAAGGATTATTTGTGCATTCGATTTTAACATTACAACGGCGAGTCGTTGAACTCAGGTAACGAATGGGATTCGCTTTGCGCTTGAAACTCTGGTATATGCCAGACGTTAGCGCCCTTGCCCTTGATGTTAAAGAAATGCGAATCGCCGCCCATATTCTTGAGCTTGGCGGTTAGCTTATTACGAGGGTAATCCCTGAAATTCTTACGGTGTAAGAAGTCCATTAGGTCAGCTAAACGGAAATACGTCCTGCTTTTATCTGTCCAAGGTTTACCAAGTAGTAGCTCGTCTCGTTCCCTAGCCGGTCGTTCGGTACAAAATGTTTCTAACAACTCGTTAAAGTGACCTTCTGTCGAAGCATCTTTCGGTACTTCGATAATGGTCAGCGTATCGAGAAGCTGTTGGATAATAGTGCGCCATACGTTATCCCGTACTTTCGGCGGAATAATGTTGAGGCTATCCATACACTTTCGTTGGAACCGAGTCTGGTTAAGTAACTCCTCCGTCTCGAGTTCTAGCCTGCCGCCTTCGACATCTAAGAACCAGATTGGCGGATCACTGTTCTGCTTAGTCAAGTTACTAAATAAAGGTGTACCTCCTGACGCACCAATACCGAACTTGCGTGTACGGCATAGTGGGCTGTTGCAATGACCGGCTATAGGCTGGTCGTTACACTTATAGAAGTAATCTTTTTTCTGAACTTGCTTTGCTACCGACAACACTTCTTGCGCACTCAGCGGTGGGCTAAAGTGTTTGTGGTTTATCTGCTCTAGCCGACCTTCCCAATCGTCTGGAAACTTTTTACGCAGGAATACACCTACGTTAAACAACCCAGAGTTACGCATACCTTTCGGGAACCCTTGAGCGATCAAGTGTTCTAGGCACGGAGGAGAGTGGTCGAGCCATTCCATATCTTCCAAGATAGGCGTGACTTCGAGCTTATCCAGCTCTTCTTCAGTAAGGACGATACTTTCACAGTAATCTAAAAACTCTGTTGGCGTAAGGACGTTGCCAGTAGCGCCGAACCCGTAGCTAGTAGAGTCTTCGCCGCCAAAATACGGCATCTGTAACGGACTTCCTCTATCCCCTCGTTCTAACAATAGTTTAGTCTGTTTAGGAAAAACCTCAGACTGACCAAAACCTATTGCTGCAGATATCTGTCTCAGTTTACGTTGCATCGTGGAGCAAGGTACTGGGTCAAATACAAACATAAAGATATGTGCGCCACCGCTTTTAGATCGCGTAACGACCATAGGCAGCTTGAACTTTTTGATCTTTTTAGCTAACGCTTTGAGATCTAGCGGGTAATCGTCTATGTCGATAGACCCCCAAGAACACATATTATTCTCATCAATCGGTACGATACCGAGGCTTCTTTCCCCTCTTATATGCTCTGCCCAGATAGCGAATAACTCTTTCTGGTTGAGCGTTTGTGAAATCGTTACATATTTCCCTTTCGCTTTGCCATCTTCCCGCGTTTCTTTCGTCGGGGTAAAGACACTATAACCGTGTCTCAACCCCACGAAACGGGTGGCAAACTGCTCGTGTATTGACATTGCTCACCCTTATAAACCTAAAACGGGACATCGTCCCCGTCGACTACTTCTGCCTCAGCGGAAGCTGCTGCTCCTTCCTGCTCCTGCTTTACTTCTACCGCACCAGAACGTGCAGCTTTCATAAAGTCAAGTGCGGCCATCGCCAGTGGCATCGGGGTGGGTCTGCTTTTTTCTACAGATAATCCCATCCAGCTGTACTGGTCGTTCGACTGAGCAATCGTCGTTAGGTTGTACATATAAGAGAACATTGGTGCGGCTACTGTTTCACCTTTCGCGTTATTTACACGTGCGTTGTTCAGCATCGTATTCCAACGTCGAGAGAAACCTAACTGCGAAGACGTTAGGCTTAACAAAACCTGCTCTGGCGCGTTTTCGTCATGCGCTAAGATACAGTAATACTCCGCAGTTTCTGCGATCTGATTACCGTTTGTCCAAATAAACCGACCGTTATCGTCTTTCTTACACTCTTTGAGGATCGAAGCGGCATGATCATCAGCTACAAAACCCCCACCGTTTTCCCGTGTGACCCATTCAATATATTTTTTCTTGTATGCACAGGGGATGATCATTACGCCTTCAGTGCCGTCGTATACCGATTCGGTAACGGTATTAAAGAAGTTCCCTTCCTCGGCACCTTGAATATATTTGCCGTCGCTCTTTTTAAGCTGTGGCGACATTGATTGTAGAATCCGCAAAAACGGAATCGCGTAATCATCTGCACTCGCTTCTTCGAGTCCAGTACCTGCCGATAACAGATCGTCATCGAAGGGTATCAAATCTGAGGACGAAGCCTCAGCTACTTTCTTATCAGCCATTTGAGTTACCTCTATTTTAGTTTGGCGCGGGATCCGACGAATATCCCGAATAGGTCTGCAGGAAGGTCTTTCCCGCTCGTCATCTGTTCTTTCACAAATGCATTTAGCGTTTGCGGATGAACACTCTCTTTAACAGCTGGGTCTAACCCCTTCTGTTGAAGACTTGCTACGGCGTCAGCAGCTTTATCCCCTTCGTCCTTACCGAACTTTAGGTTGACTTCGTGCTTAATTATGCCGCCGTGGTTGTTTGCGAGGAGCCAAGCGTGCGCTTTTTCGCGGTTCTTTTCGGAGATATACCCTTTATAGAACTCGTTAATCGTGACTTTGGCACCGTTTGTTAGTTTAATCTCTTTAAGATTCGCCGCTTGCATCGCCTCGGGTAGCTCCTGTTCTTCTACAACGCGGAGGACTTCTTTGGCTTGCTTTAGGTCATCTTCTAAAGATGCTATCGTTTTTTGCAGTTCCTGCATTTTTGTTGCAGTAGCACTGATCTTTGCGAACTCGCTATCGAGTGTCGATTCGTTCCATTCTTCTTGCGAAGCTGCACCTGTTAATTCCTCGAAGGATAACGGTGTATCTTTTTCATCAGACATGTAATTCTCCTAGTTCTTGTGAGCCACCCCTAATATCGAACAATACTGGATAATAAGTCATCTCTTGTCGATCCCATTTCAATACCGTAAACCGTCCATTTATTGCCGCAGCTACTGCGCAACATAGACCGATAGCGGCAGGGTCGCCAACTAGAAGTAGGTAATCGTCATCATTGAAGTCGATGAGCTTTCGTTTGAGGCGTGCGACCTCTGGCCCTGTCGTAAGCATAAGGTTCGTTTTCGCTGGGAGTAACGAAACTAATTCCCCGTACTTAGTTGCAGGTACGAAGTTCCTTCCAGGAACATCTTGGACAATATAGACTGTCATTTCTAATTTCTCCTTTATAGGGCTATACCTTACCTTAGCGCCTTTTCGTAAGTAAACCCTTATTTCCTGTATTCCCCGTATTACCTATATCTAAAATAAAATTTTTTATAAAAAAATTAACAGAAACGTCTAATAGAGTAATAGAAGTAATAGATAAGAGTCTAAGTTACTGTTCTACATAGGAAACTGTGAGAGAGTAAAACTAATAGAATATATTATATCTATTACAGGCTTCCTACCAATTCGGAAATTCATTTCTTTATTATTCTATTTCTATATACTTACTTATAGAACTTAGAAAGGAACAGCTTTGAAGTACGAATTCAAAACGCAACCGTTTGCGCATCAAAAAACGGCGCTAACCCGTTCTTGGAACAAAGCAGAGTACGGCTTCTTTATGGAAATGGGGACAGGTAAATCGAAAGTCCTTATCGACACGATCGGTATTTTATACGGTAAAGGCGCGATTAACGCAGCCGTTATCATAGCTCCGAAAGGAGTATATAAGAACTGGTCGACGAAAGAGATACCCGACCATATGCCTGACCATATCGACCGCCATATCGCAATATGGTCTCCTGCGCCTCGTAAACAAGAAAAAACAGATCTGATAAAACTATTTGACGTAGGTGAAGATAAACTCAAAATCTTCGTTATTAACGTCGAAGCGTTCAGCACAGCTAAGGGTGTCAAATTTACTGAGAACTTTATCCTCGGCCATCAAGTGCTATTCGCGGTTGACGAATCTACAACGATTAAAAACCCGAAAGCCTCAAGAACTAAAGCTATTACGAAACTGGCGAAGAATACAAAGTTCCGTAGGATTTTGACCGGATCGCCAATAACCCAATCTCCGCTGGACTTGTATAGTCAAACTGAGGTGCTTGGAACAAGCCTACTCGGATATAGCTCCTTCTACTCTTTCCAAAACCACTTCGGAGAGGTCGTAAATCGCTTTTTCGGGGGCCGTACCGTTAAACAGGTAGTAGGGTATAGGAACCTAGACGAACTAACGTCTAAGCTAGATACGTTCTCTTATAGGGTACTTAAAAACGACTGCCTCGACTTACCGGAAAAGTTATATATCCGGAGAGAAGTAACCCTGACCGCGCAACAAAAGAAACTGTACTCTGAATTAAAAGACCTAGCGATAACAGAACTTGCAAATCAAGAGATGGTTAGTGTTACGAATGTACTCACTCAGCTACTGAGGTTACATCAGATTATATGCGGTCATGTAAAAAGCGATGACGGCGTAGAAACTCCCGTAGATAGCAACCGTATCGACGAACTTATTGAAGTTATTGGTGAGATGCAAGGTAAAGTAATTATCTGGGCAAACTACCGCCAAAATATATTAGAAATCGTTGAAACATTACAAGGATTGTTCGGAGCTGATTCGGTAGCTGCCTATTTCGGAGATACAAGTCCCGATGAACGTGAACGAGTTATTAAAGATTTCCAGAACCCCGATTCGCCGCTCAGGTTTTTCGTAGGTAATACGCAAACAGGTGGTTACGGTATTACGCTTACTGAAGCGCAAAACGTAATTTATTACTCGAATAATTTTGACTTAGAAAAACGCTTGCAATCAGAAGATAGAGCGCACCGTATCGGACAAAAGAATAACGTAACTTACGTTGACCTCGTAGCCAAAGATACGGTAGACGAAAAGATCGTAACAGCTTTGCGTAATAAACTTGATCTCGCCCAAGAAGTCTTAGGCGATGACAAGTGGGAAAACTGGTTAAGCTAACATAGCTCGTAGTTCTGCAGCAGCTGCTTCTACAGCCGCTAACGCTTCTTCAGGAGAAGCAGAAATATCTAATGCAGATTGCGCGATACCTACTGCAAGGTCTTGAGGTTGAACATCTGCCATCGGATCTTCTTCAGGCATCATCGGTTCTTCGGACATCCCGCCCATTAGTTCAGCTAAACGGTCTTCTTCTGGAGCGTCAGCCATTGGAGGCGGGGGCATAGGTGCTCCCCTACCGGCGGGGGATGGAATTGGGGCACCACCGGCAGGGGGCAAGGGAGGAGCTGCCATTTCAGCGTCAGCTCTTATTTGGTCTAAGCGATTCGGCATTTCATTCATAGGGATAGCCATTATTAATTCCTTGGTACGTTAGGCCGAAAGGCATTTTGGAACGGTTGTACATTCGTATCGAAATTTGTTAAATCCATTATACCGTTAGAAACTTGACCGCCCATACTCCTTTTTTCGGGGTTATAGGACATCCCGCCAGTAAACGGATTATTATACATCCCGCCAGTAAACGGTTGATTCCGTTCGTTATATTCTTCAGGAGTAAATGGTTCGTTATACGCACTATAACTTGGCGTAAATGTTTTTAAGTAAGAACTAAATGCGTCTTGACCTTGCCCTTCTCGCTGGCTGCCGATAAGACTGGCCATCGGGCTACCTCCTGGAAGGAACGAAGTACCTGAACTAAACTGTGAAGTAGACCCTGTTCGTGGGCCGCTAGGCGCAGCAGCTGCAAAATAATTATTTAATTCTTCTTTCGTATCGGATATTTGTTGATTAACAGCGTCAGCTTCGTATTGAGAAGTAACGTCCTGATACTTAGTTTCAAGTTCACCTAATTGATCTGTTAAACCTTGAATAACAGAATCGTAATCATTAGCGGTAGCTTCAGCTAATTGCTCAGGAGTAACGTATTGACCTTCTTGTGGAAGATACCCTTGTAATTGTTCAGGAGTAAGGTAGTTTTGGAACAACCCCTCTAAACCTTCCACCTGTTCTTGTGTTGCATACCCTGATAAATCGTCAGCTGTTAAATAGCCAGATAAATCAACGTTCGGATTGTAATCACTTAATTGACTAGAAATTAACTCAGAAACCTGATCTTCGGTAAGTCTGCCTTCGTTAATTAAGTCTTGAACTTGTTCTTCGGTCAACCCAGCTGCGATACCTTCTGCAGAACTTTCTGTATCCGTAATCTCATCGACTTCTTCGCCAATAATTTGTCTTATTTGGTCTTCGGTAAGTAACCCTTGACTAAAAAGTTGTGATAATTGATCTTCTGATAATTGATAATTACCAATTAAAGTTTGGACTTGTTCTTCTGATAAAGTCCCATCTTCAATTAATCTTTGTATTTCTGCGCCGGTTAACTGTCCCGTTGCAAACCTTTCAGCAAAATCATCTGAATCTTGGGGACTCGGCCCACGATCCGCAGGTTCTTCTTCTTGTTGTTGTTGACCATAGAAGTTTTGAATAAAAGGTTCACTAGCTTCCCAAGCTGCGAGGTCTTGTTTGTACTGTTTTTTCTGTTTCTGATAACTTTTCGACGCAACACTCATGCCCCGCCTCTGTGGAGGAGCTTCTGGTTTAGATTGTAACCAAAGTGCGTAAGAGTCTGCAAAAGTTAGGTTTGTATTACCGATAGGCAAATTAGCAAGATTATCTTCGGCAGGAGCTGATGTAGTTACAGGAGCTGATGTAGTAGACGTACTCGCATTACCCATCAGTCGAGCTATGTCGGGATTATTTGCCATATATGCCGCGATACGGTCAGGGATAACCTCGCCGCCCCTGTTCATTTGGGTGGGTTCAACTTCGACAGTTGGAAGTTGTGAGAGTGTTTTTGACTTATAGAAAACAGACATCAAAACATCTCCTCGAGTAAACGATATATACGTTCAGGCATTTCTCTTTGCTCTTCTGTTAAACTAGACAGCTCATCGCTAAGTCGCTCACGAGCAGTTTGGTCTTCTTCGCTACCTACGTTTGCTGATCGGCCTTGAGCAATAGCCGCAGTAACCTGATACATTGTCAGGGCAGGCAATTTTAACTGTTCTGCTCTTAAATATGCTCTTAGCTTTTTAGGGTCGGAAACAATCTTCCCTAAATATCGTGCTTTAGCTTCGTCTAATTCTTCAGAAAAGACGTCTCTAGCTATGCCGATACGGGTAGCCGTTAGGTCTAAGGGGCCGAAGATCGCTCTACGCGCTCTATCTATAAATCCTCGTCCTGCAGGGCCACGGTCTCTTAGATCTTCGACGTTTTTTCTAGCCTGTTTACCGACATACGTTTCTAAAGGGTTTCCAGCAAAGCCTTTTTGTTTATTCACCATTCTAGCTAAGATTCTGAGATCTTTCGCATATCTAAATGCTTCATCTGCCCCGACTATCGGCTCTAAAAATCTAGCAGCTTCAGCGTCAGTGTTGAACGGGGTGAGGATTAACTCTTCTAATCTTTTAATATCAAAAGAAGATTCCGGCCCCGCTGCGTCTAGCATTCGTGTCCCGCGAGTCGTTCCTCTAAATTTAGTCCCCCGCAACCCTAGTACGACATTTTCAGCAAAATACTCTTGTAACGAACTCCTTAATTCTGGGTAATCCTCTGCCATTTTGCCGAGGTTATTTACGAATCGACCCAGTTGAGTTTCTCGAATATTTTTTGCGCCCTGAGAAGATAGTGTAAAATACTGATCTAACGCCTGTGTTAATGTAGGAAATCTACCTGTATCGTCAGCTAGTTTTTCAAGCTCTTTATTAATAGCTCGAACATTAGCTTGAGACTTAGTAATAGACTCTCTAGCGTTAGTTAAAAAGTCACGATAGTTTTCAAATTTTACAAAATCTTCTGGAAATAATGCACGAAGCTGTTCTTCGTTTTTAGACATGATTGAGTTAAATCGGCTACGGGCTGTGCCGACGTCGACATTATCTACATCAATCTCTCGTTGAACAGACTCTAAAACAGTTGATTTAATCGACTGTAATTTTTCCAACCCACCTTCTTGTCTACTAATAAATTCAACTAATGCTCTAACCTGTCCAGGGTTGGTAGTTCTAATAAACGAGCCTATTTCAGATTCGTCTTTTTTAGCGATGTCCACTAAAAACCGAGCAGATAAATCTCTTTGTTGATCGGCAAGTTTCGTAGCAAGAATTTGATATTCACGACCAACTTCGTCGTAAACTTTTTCCATATTCTCTGGAGCTTTTCTGCCGGTCTGTATCCTATACATTTGACGAAAGTTATCGTCGATTGCGTTATCAATACTATCAAGCAGTGCTTGGCCTTTTTCACGAATAACTTTATTAGGGTGTCCAGATATTGCTGCGGATAAGTTTTCCCTAGTTAAAATTAGCTCTCGTTGGGTAAAGTCTCGTTGAGTTAAAAACTGGCCTTTCTCTCGACCCTGCCCCAATAGCAGTTGGATACTTATCCCTTCAGTTTCTCGATTCGGCAAAATAGCTCTAATAAACTCTGCTGCTTCAGCTGCGTCTTCAGAGCCGAATACAATACCTTCTTGTTTATTAGCGTTTAAAAAATCTTCGAGAGCACCTTTTATGTATTTAGGAAGTTTGACAGTCGCTTGGCTATCGTTATATTGTTCTCTAGCTAATACACCGTCTATTTGAGAACGGGTGCCATCTAGTTCTTCACTACGTTGAACAATAAGTCTTGATTTTCGATCAGGAAATGCTTGACTTTGTGCTGTACTTACTTGTTCTTGAATATTTTCTGCAGCTTGTTGTCTTCCAGCTCGAGAAGTATCTAACGCAAATGCTTGCCCTAACTGCTGATTAGCCATAGTTTCGGCAAGTGCTCGCTCTTCTTCTGAAAGCTCGCTAACTAATTTCTGACTACGAATACCAGTAAAAACATCGTTTAATGTTTCTTTAGTAATCCCTAAATCTTCAGCTTCTCTAGGATTAAGACCCGATTTTCTTAAAATATCGGTATAAAACTGTTCTAACAACGCAGAATTTTGCCTATGAAAATCTTCTAATTTTCCAGCTATCGGCATCTCTAAAGCAATTTCAGACATTAATTCTTCAAACGCTAGAATCTGTTCGTTATCAGACATTTGTCCAAGAGTTTGCATTTGCTGTTTTATTCTGTTCGCTGCTTCTGTAGAACCTTCTTGGGTAATTCTTAAAATTTCTGCAGGAGTTAGCTCGTCGAATTCTTTAACGAAAGCAGTTTCAGGATCAACAAACCGAGAATTTTCTTGAACAACTTCGGTAATTCTTCGACGCATCTCAGGAGTTGTTTCCTCAGGAAGCGCGTCTGCATCACCGTTATTAACTCGACGAATTTTGTCGCCTAATACCCTCGCTTCGACCATCATTGTATCAATTATTTCACTAGATACTGGTCGACCAGTTAATTTAGACCACATAGCCCCAAGGCTTCTAAGGAATGCGTCTCCTCCCGCGCCATACATAAGTGCAGCTTTAAATACGGCCCCCGAATCTTCTGCTGCTCTTTCGAAAGTTAGGTCAGGCTGTACGTTGCCGCCTGCTTCGGTTGTACCTAAAGCAAGTTGTCCAAATCTTATAAGAGTTTCGGTACTAGCTACTCCGAGTGCTGTAGCTCCGACTTCAAATGCCGCCTTACCGAATGTAGATTCAGGTAACGTGTAACGAGCTTCGCCTTCGTCTATATCGGTAGCTTTTCTTTGCAGCCTTTGCTGGACTCTGTCTTTAGCTATTTTACCAGCTACGTTTGTAAGAAAACCACCAGCCGCGATTCCTGGGCCTTCTTGCGCTCCAAATTTAGCAAGCTCCCGTAACGCAGGAGAGATATCGCCTTCTAAGGCATCTCCAACAGGCTGTACGTTAGCTACAGGAAGCCATGCGTAATCTCCACGTTCCTCGTCAAAAGGATTAAATTTACTTTTAACGATTAACCCGTCTTGAGGATTACGAGGGTTAATTAATTCAACCTCAGCTTCGGGGTCAAACTTTCTAATAATGTTTTTATATTCTGTTGGGGTCGGAAAAATAGGCGAAACGCCCGAACGATAAAAATAATCAGAATCAATAGGAGCGAACTCTTCATAAGAGTTTTCGACGTAGCGAGGGTTTACTCCGCGTAAAACTGACGCTTCTCGTTGAGCCTCATTAGTTTCAAATGATAGTCCTCGAATAGCTTCGGCCCCTCGAATAAGGCCGTAACCAAGAAGGCCGCTGCTAACTTGCATAGCTGGAGGAACTAGCGGCTCCTCAGATTGTTCTCGTTTTTCATAATCAGTAGAGGCTAAGGCTTGATCTCTATTCCTACCAATACGAGCGTGCATTTCGCTGTAGATAGGCTCGACTGCTTCAAAGTCGGAGCGCAGCTTATCAACGTTCACGCCTAGTTCGTCTTGAACCTGTTGTAATCTCTCAGGGTCATTTAAAACTTGTTCTAATGTCGCTGCGAAACGAAAAAAATCAGGATTAGATAACGCGACCTTTTGTTTTCCCTGCCCTGTTTGAACTTCTTGAACTACATTTGCTCTTGGGCCACCTGAATCTAATATCAATCTAGGAGTATAAGCGCGGATATTACCTTCACTATCGCGATAACGTGAGTTTATTTCGCCTTCCGAATCTAAATACGCATCTATGCCTGCTTCAGTAGCGATCGTTCCAAAAACGTCGGACTCATAAAACGGGTCTTTTGTAAGTAAAAATTCATTAGACATAGTTACGGGCCTGAACCTGAAGGGGCAGTTTGGCTCTGTACTCGTTGACTAAACGCTCCTGAAGTTTGAGTTCCTCCTGGAGTTGTTGTAGTAGTGCGATTACGAGAGCGAGCTGGAGCAGTGCTTCGTTTTCCAGGAGTTTGGCCAGTTCTTAAATTATATTTTAACATGCCTAAATATCGACCGAACTTACCGAACTCTGGGTCTTCGCCTTTAAGTATTTCTCTGGCAACTGTTGCAGGTAAAAACATTTGGAGTTTTGGATCGTAAATAAAAGTATTCGTTCCAGCGCCACCTACATTTCTTTGCGCATCCCCTCTTATTTTCCTGCGTAATCTAGCTATTTCTGTAGGATCTTCAGAATTATAAAGTCTGTCAAGGTCTGAATCTGGGCCAGTATCTAAATTATATCTAGCTGCAAAATCATCTCGAATATCTTCTAAAGTACGAGTTTGTTCTGTAGGAGACATCTTTTCTAGCAGCTCTACTTTTCGCAGCGTAGAAGACCCCGCAAATTCTCTATCGACATTTCTAATCGCGTCGAAAATAGCACCACCTAATTTATCTACAACTACGGAAGGGGCACCGTCTTCAAAACCCATCGTTTGTAGATTTAAAGCCACGTCTCTATCAGAAATCCTTGATAGCGATTCACCTCTAGCAGTAGCCATTAAAAACGCTAAACGGATTTGTGCGGCACCGTAAAATCCAGTGTCTTGAAGATATTCATCTAATGCTTTTCTATCTAAGTTAAGCCAACTTGTCTTGCTATCCGCATCTTTTGAAGTAGTACTGTTTCTAATGGTCAGTAGGTCATCTACTAACAATGATCGTGTATTTCTTATATCCGCAGGATCGGTGCTTTCTAAAGCGGCCTGATACGCACCTAAAGTACCAGAAAGTTGTACAGCTCCTGCACCAGCATCTGGGTCTACATTTCTATTTATAAATTCATCAAAAACAGACGTTTCATCAGCCCCTTCCATACCGTATAGCTGGGCCATTTTTGAACCAAACATTCTGATATTTCTATCAAAAACATCAGTTAAGTTTGCAGCATACTCAGTAGAACCTGTCGTAATACTTTCGTCTAAACCTACGATGTTTCCGTTTTCGTCTCTTACTAAATCACCATTTTCGTCTACAGACGCACCTGCCATACCTAAACGGTCAAAAATCTGAGTAGCTAAAGCAACGAGATTACGAGTGCCGTTTCTGCGTAACACATAATTATCTAATTTATTCTGCGCGTTTGTTTTTAATCTACCAGGAACGGCTCGTTCGGTTGTCAAATCAACACTTGAAACTAAGTTGTAGCCCTGTTGCTTCATCTCAGCGACGGTTTTATATGTTCCGTCGTCTTGTAATACTCGTCTTTCTATTACCCTTTGTCCAGTTTTAGGATTCATAGCGTTAACTAAACTTACTTCGTAAAGTTGTCCGTCAGTAATCCCGCCTGAATCTTGGAAAGTTTCAGTTTTAACTTCTGCTATTTCTCCGTCTAACAAAGTTAGGTCAGTGTTGCGGTAATACTGACCTTTAGGAACAACCTCGTTAGTACCTTGCTGTTTATCAAATCGATTATCCCCACGACTTTCAACCCAAGTCACCCCGTTTTCATCACGAAGCGCCCTAGTTTGATAACCTTCGAGCTTGCCGTCTACATCTTTCCAACCATTAACGGTAACTGCGGTAAGTTTGGGGTCTACTTTGGCAAATTCAGAAGCTCTGCTTTGGCTTCTTCTTATCGCTGCGTCTATTTCTGCTCGTTCTGTAGCTGCGTCTAATTTTCTAGCTGCGTTCGCTGCGCTAATAAACGCGCCTGCAGAACCATCGTCCTCGTCTCCTGCTAGTGCAAAAGCAGGAGCAAACTGTAGTAATGAGCTGGCTAAGTTCCCTAACCCTGTTTTTCTTTGTGTGCCGATTTGCGGGAGAGAATTAGAAATTTCCGCTAATCGTTGGTTTCTTATTCTTTGCCTAAGTTCTTCTGGGCTAAGTCCTTCGCCAGCAGCTATATCTTCAGGCGCGACCATGTCAGGAACTTGCGCTGAAACTGCCATGGGGTCTGGTTTAAAAAACTTATCCTCTAACCCCGTTATTGAACCTAAACCTTTTAATGCAGCGTCTGCCGCAAACGGAGCAGCTGTACCTAACAACGCACCAAGGATTTGTTTTTTAGGATCTTTTTCGTCGCGTTGTACACGACGCTGAGGCGTAGGTGCAAATTGAACTGAACGTACAGGCGTAACTTTAGGAGCTTGAACTAAATTAGCAATCCCACCGCTACCGCCGCCGATATTAAAACCGAAATTATTCGCCACGTTATACCCCTAATTTACGGGATGCCATTGGGAATCGAGGATTAATAGCCCCGCCCATATTTTTCTTAGCTGGAGTAAATCCCATCTTGCGAACTACTTCAGGTGCTTTTCGCGATAACGCCACTAATCCTTTATTACCTTGAGGTATAACGCGACCGCCGTCCTGCATTCCGTAACTGCCTGCTGTTCCATATGTAGTAGCATACGGCGTTGCTTGCGTAGTTCCAGAATATCCTGTACCCCCAGCTAACGGGCCAGCACCAGTTAAGAAGTTTGCGTAACCTGACATTAATTGTTGAGGCATATTATACTGCCCAACAAAATTTTGATAATTTAAATCTAAACCAGCTTGGTTTCTAGCGCGGTTCATCGCACCGATATTCATCATCGAACCAACATCGCCTTGACGGAAACCTTGTTCAGCGCCAGCTAATCCTTGATAAGCGCCAGCAGCGCCTGTTTGCGCTCCAGATAAACCACCGGCTAATCCAGCTAACCCAGAAGAAGCTCCTGCACCCATATCGTAAAACTGTCGACCTGCCCCTGCACCCATACCGTAAAGTTCTGAACCAGCTCCAGATAAAGCGCCTGCCGTTCCCATTTTAGCGCCATAACCCGTTTGACCGATATTACTAAGGTTAGTACCTAATCCTGAGCGATAACCAGATCGTTGAGAACCTAAAGCACCGACAGTACCCGCTAATCGTTCTCGGCTCCCGCCCATCGCGCCACCTAAACCAGCAATCTCAGATCCCGAACTACGGTAAGCTGAACCTCGTTGACCAGCACTACCTGCTAAAAGTTGAGCTAATCCGGATTCAGCGCCTCCTGCTTGTGCGCCTAAACCAGCGGTCATCCCCGCCGCACCTGCTTCAGCCGCTCTAGCTCTACCGAATTCCCCCATCGCAGCGTCACGCGCACTTTGATAACCTTGGCTACGCAATGCCCCAACAGCTTCCATCATTCCACGGTTCGTCGCTATATCGGATTCTTGTTGACTTAATCGACTACGAGAACCACCAAACGCTCCCGAACCAATTTCACTAGCTCGTCTAGCAATATCGCTTTGGGCTTGACCTTTTTGAATATCTTTTATTGTTTGTTGAACAACTGATTGTTCATAAGGATCCATATATGAAGAAACGGAAGACGGATCGAACCCCGCCGTACTAGCGCGAGTTTGTTGTAAGGCTTCTTGTAAATACGGACTCTGGGCAGATACTCCTCGACGGGCAGCTCGGTCAGCGGCACTTAAACCACTTATTTCTGCTTCGCGACCTTGTCGTACTCCTGCAATACCTTCTTGATAAAATGGATCGGTTATTGCCTGACCTTCACGAGCGATACGTTCTGCTTCAGAAGCGTAACCTAACCCTTCTCGTTCTGCTCCACGAAAAGCGCCTTCCGCTTGACGAAGACGGCCCATAAGTCCTTGTTCTGCTTCGGATGTTTTATCTATACTTCGACCAAGGAAATCAGTTCCTTTTTGTAATCCTGTACGAGTATAATCTTCACCTTGTTGTTGCGCACGAAGTAACGCAGCTTTAGCTTCTGCGCTACCTCCTGCCATCGTAGCTAACGCTTCTTCGGTTAATCCTTTAGCGCGAGAAAGATACGGAGCGTATGCGCCAATGCCTTGATCAGCAAGTTGCATTGCGTATTCTTCTCTAGGAGAAAATTTTGCAATACGATCGCCGGTATAAGTAAATGGGTTTTTATTTGCCTTACCTAAATCTTTAAACTGCTGTCTATAGTACGCCTCAACTTCAGGCATAAGACCAAAACGACTTCGTCCTCCCATAAGTAAGTCATAGATATTCCTATCGGGAGCCTGATAACTATACGCTTGATCGTTTTCAGCCATAATTATTTACCAAAGTTAATTTTATCAAGAGCCGCGATTCCTTTATCGAAATCACCACCGCCCATATTTTTTACGCCTTGATGGGAAACAACGTATTCTTTATCGCTTGCCCATATCGGTACTAAATCTTCTTTTGGGCCTCCAGGCCCGTCGACTTCGCCACCTTCTAAAAATAGTTTACGACCTAAGACACTACCCCCGTCTTCCATACCAATACGTTGGCTACGGATAGCTCCTGGCTGAAACCTTGGACGCGGAGCGCGAACAGGAACTTTACTTTCACGTTTACCGCCGCCACCAAGAGCTGCACCAAGAATTTTACCAATATCTTGACCTGAAGCCATAAGCTGTTTAGCAACTAAAGGATTTTCGTCTAAATACTTTTGGAATTTTTCTAAGCGAGAAGGTTTTTCCCCATCTATTGTAATTGGAGAGTTTACTTGACCTACTGTTTTCGAGGGATCATCAACGGCGTCTTGTATTGCTTGTTCTGTAGCACCTAGTGTAGTGGTATCTGTTTGTGTAGGGTTTTGTAGTGCATCGTCTAACGCAGCCTGCATTTCCGGAGTGGCTGTTGCAGATAAATCTGGCATCGCGTCCATCATTTGTTGGCTTTGAGCCAGTGCGTCTGCTATTCGTTGTTGTTCAGCTATTTGTTCAGCTATTCGAGCAACGGCGTCACCCGTAATTGCTCTACCTGTCGTTTGTTGTAAAGGCGCGTCGACACGTTTACGGTATTCGTCGTTAAGAGCATTAACTAATCGCTCCCCACCAAGATTCCCGATTCCCGTATTCGCCCCGTAAGTTGCGTAACGATTGAGGATATCCATCGTAACGTCAGGAGAGAGACCAATATCTTCGCCCTGCTCCATAAACTTAGTAGCGTTAGATTCAGAGTTCATCATAGAACTAACTAATGAACTCGTTTGATCTTCGTCGAATATCCTACTCATGAAGTTTTCTTCTTAGCTGGTTTCTTTTTAGCTTTAGAGCCTTTCATAATATCTTTATCAACTGTAGCTGCTTTACCGCCTGTAAGCACAGAGTTTACACGGGCCATCGCCCATTGGTGTTGTGAAGTTCCAGGGCGGTGCCCTGTTTTATACGCAGCTAACCCTCGTTTATATACACGAGCAAGTTGACCAGCGGTTACTTTTTTACCTTTTTTACGAGCAGCTTCCGCTTTATTAGACAGTGCCTTTTTCGTTTTATCGGAAAGACTCATGACTTTGTGCCAAACCTCTCTTTAAACCTGCGAGTATATTTAGACTCTATCGTTTTCCTACGCTTACCTTTTTTCTTATCAGTCGAAAACTTGTAAGCAGAAGGATCGCTCATAGCCTTCTTTTTATTCCTAGCTATCTCTTTTTTACGCTTCTTCTTTTCTTCAGTAGAAAGACCAGCTAGATACTTCGCAGGGACTTTAGGTTTTTTCTTAGGCTTTGCCATAACTATAAGGCTACTACGATGTTACCGTTAGTAACGACCTGAACTGTACCAACGCTCCCTGTTGCGCTCAATCCAGAAGTACTCGGCGTCGATATATTTTGCCAAGAATTACCCAAATATACTTGAAGAACTTCTTCTGTAGTATTCCAAATAATATCGCCTACCTCAAAACTTAACTCGTCTCTGTTAGAGCTGGTGTACTGAGGAGTTGCTGTAGGATCAAACGACCCTAAACCAAGTTCCAAGACCCTCATAGCTCTATTAAACGATGCGCTATCAACTAAATCTTGGTTAATAACAGGTAATCTTCCGGTAAGGATTCTAGCCATTACCGCCTACCGTTAGGCTGTATTTCTAAACGAGTAGCTCCAATTACAAACCCGACTCCAAGCCGTAAATTTTCATCAGCATTATCGTCAGATTCAAATCGTACCGCTGCTTGTCGGCCCCTAGCGCGGGTATCTATTTTAGTCGTACTTCCGGTAAAGGAAGACGTTATATCCGTCGTAAGGGAGTCTCCAGGATAATTACGGGCCTTTAACACGAAGTTAATCGCCTGCGTACTACCGGAATCACCTGTAAATTTAACGTCTGGTATACATCTACGAATAAATTGGAACTGGTCTCCTTCCCCAATATCAAAATCAGCACTTTCAATAAAGACGTTATCCATAGGAGAACCGTCATCATCGTTTCCTGATTCGTGGGAATAAATATAAGATATAGAACTATCTTTACCTGTTGCTCGGGGGAACGCTTCAATCCCTTCATCTAACCATGCAGTACGAGAAAGTTGACCAATAGCCCACGATTGTTCAACATAATTATAAGTAACATAACTATCTGGTTCTGTGCTAGTTCCAGTGCAATAAAACCAACCAACTTCATCAAACTGTTTATTTACGAAACCAAATACTTGGAACGCCTGACTTATGTTTAAATTGTCAAATACATAAGAATGGACGCTACAAGGTAAAGGTTGTACAGCCCCGTTGTATGTATAAAATCCTTTTTTATCCATCCAAAACACTCCGCTAGGAGAGTTTAAAGCTGCATTAGGCCCAATCAAACTTACTCCTTCGTTAATAAGAGTAAGGCCGAATGTGTTTGGAGGCCCAATAAACTGTAAGCTATATAGCGCAACATCTGTCCAAATAAGAGTTTCTTGTCTAGCTCTTAAACCGCCAATAATCTCTGACCCTGCTGAACATCGTAATGAACCCGCAGTATTCGTAGAACGTGGCTCCCAATCAAACGGATTTTCTTGGTCTGAAAATGCAATAAGTAATGGATCTAATTCTTCAGACCTGCTACCGCCTTCTATTGGATCTGCTCCTAAAACGATAACATGTCTATCAATATCAGAAACTAAAACCTGTAACCCGACAGTAGGAGCAAAATTTGCGCCTGAAATATCTTTAAGGGCTTTAGCTCGCTGACTGGCGGTAGAAAAATCCCAGTAATAAACTCCACCTGCCCGCACATTAGCGATTAAATCTTCACCAAAGTTATCTAGTGACCATAAACGTAGCTGATTATTAGCACTTAACGAGCTAGATGAACCCCAACCTCCACTACCCCATGTTCCAACACCGTAACCAGAACCGGATACGAAAACGTCTAAGCCAACATTGATCTGGTACTCACCTACTGTAGACGATCCGCCGTTACCAGTATCAGAAGCATTCGCCGTTACGGTCGCTCCAGAAGTATCTTTAGCTTCTATCGTATAAGAATTAGTAGTTACTACCGAAGCAACCTGATATTCTTGATTTAAAACATTTGCTGTAATATTCCCGCCTAACGACGCTGCTCCAGAAAATGTAACAAAATCGTTTAAATTGACTCCGTTGCTTGTATCAGTAATCGTAATAGTAGAAGAGCCGTTAGAAGCAGAAAATGTAACGTCTCCTGCAGCAGTAGTTTCTCGAATAGGGGTGATATCGTTATAATCCGCACCTTCCTGCCAATACAATTTAAATGTTGTACCAATCCCCAAGGCTTTAGTACCGTTTAACGTAACCCAGCCGTGTAACTTTCTACCTGTTCCCGTAAAAGACGATGTGAGGTATTTTACCCAGCCTCCTATCTTTTCAGGTAATCCTTGACGAAACCGAACTAAGTTCGCATCGAACCAGCCGCCTTCGGCACTATAATCAGTACCCTCTTTATTAATTCCAGGATTAAAGATAAATTTCTGCAAAGGCATTACTGATATTCCCCAGATCGGATCATTTCAGTCACTCTAACAGCCCTCATGCCAACTTGCTGCGCCCACTTGCTATCTAAGAACTCATCAGCAGCCACATCAAACTGCTCACGCGACATAGCCTCCAGTGCCTTCACAAAGCCGCGCAATCTGGTCAGACCAAGGTTAAAACAAATGTCAATCATTGCATCCTGACGCGCTTCGTTGATGCCGTTGAACCAAAAGTATGTGTCTGCAAGCTCGCTTTTTACTCGCGCTATGTCGTTCGACAACAAGTATTCGATTTCATCATCAGACAACCCAAGGCCAGACTCTGAGATATTTCTGCCCACACCTATCGTTTCGTAGCCTGCACTACACACATATACCTTAGATCGTACACCTTCGTGTAGCTTCAGCATGTCTATTAGCTGAGTCATTACTTCTCCCGCGCTACCTGATTGACCTTCTCGTAGCTTCTCATTGCTCCGAGACCTAACATCCCCATCATAACGGGCACAAGAAGTGTTGTATCTACCTCTGGCACATCCATCCAGATGCCCAGTACGTTGGCGATAATAGTGTTGTACAACAGCCCTACCGCACAGATCCAGCCGATAGCAGGTCGCCACCCAGCTACAAATAGCGACTTATGTGCAGCTTCCATCTTGTTGATTTCTAGTTGGCCTTTGAGAGCCTCTTGAGCGTGACGCTCTGACATGGTGGCAATCTCATGTGCCAACACATTCTTCTGATCCTTGTCTTCTATGAACTTGTCCAGTAGTCCAGTGACCGGCCCAACGAGTGATGCAACAATACTCATAATTTATTTCCTATTTGACCATGCTTGTGCGCCAAAAAACGCAGCTAGGATGCCTGCA